TAATGGCAGATAAAAAAATTAGTGCATTAGACCCTGCGTCTTTACCATTAGCAGGTACAGAAGTAATCCCAATTGTACAAGGTGGCGAAACTAAGAAAGTTGCTATTTCACAATTAAGCGGTGCAGTCGATTCTGTAAACGGACAAACTGGCGTTGTGGTTTTAGATGCGGATGATGTTGGAGCTATCCCAATAAGCGGAACAACTGACCCTATTACTGGGGATTTGGAGTTTTTAAATGATGTAATTGGATATACTAAAAGAAGATTATATTCAAGTTCAAATGATGAGTATGGGGATAACACATTTGAAATATTTATGAACGACCCTGATGGAGGTGTTGATGTAGGTTTAAAAAGAACAAATAATACAACTGGATATATTTCATATATAAGATTATATCCTACTTCTGTAGAAATCGGAAATGACAACATCGATTTTGGTTCTACTATTATAGTTGGAGGATTAGATATACAAGTATTAGGGAGAGCTACGAGTAGAGGCTTAAGTGGTCAACAAGACTTCACACCAAACATAACAGATAATGACTACACGCAAAAGAGATATGTAGATACTAAGTTGCCAATTGAAACACCAACTACAACTGGAGTTTCTCTAACATTTGCAACAGATAGAATTTACGGAAGTATTGCAAGTCCCGAAACTGGGAATATAACGGCATCGGTTACGGGTGCAAAATTAGGAGTTACAAATATTATAATTCACAATAACGGAACTGCACCGACATTCGATAGTAAATTTAAAAAGTTAAGCGGTAGCGGTTCGTATGCAACTGGAGTTGTAAATTATATTTATTGCACGTACATAACGGCTACAGAAATTATTTACTCAATCAATCAAAGAACATAAGTTATGAGTAATAGACGAATGATGATGTTTTCTTTGGGAAGTTCTACGCCAGCCTTAGACGTAAACGTTCAAGCGTTTATAACTGCAAACGGAATAACCGACACTATTTATATTAACGCTTTAAATACTTTGGTAGTTTATTTAAAAGTGAATTTAGTATTTAGTAAAATTCAATCGTGGTGGATATTCTACGGAAATGCAACACAATCAAAATATAATTTGATTAATCCAAGTTTATACGAATTGACTTTTTTTGGAGGCGGTACAATTGATAATAACGGATTTTTAGGTAATGGTACAAACGCATACGCAAATACTAATTTCACACCGAGCGCAGTTCAGAATGTAAATAATAATGGATTAACTTTAGTTTGCGCAACCAATAACACTACTACAACTGGCGACGTAATTGAATTTGGTTCTTTTAATAGTGGCAGTCAAATATCTATTTTAGTTGCAAAAGCTAATAATTCAAATTTTAGAAGTTCATCAGCTTTAAATGATGTTGCAACTATTGGAATTAGAGATGGCGTGAACGACTCAAAAGGGGTTTTTACTGGTAGTAAAATAAGTGCAATATCAAACCAATTATACATTAATTCTACTTTATATTCAAATGGTTTAGGAGGTGGTTCTTTACCTACTTTTCCATTATACATTATGGCTTTAAATTTAGGAGGTTCGCTTTATGGAGTATCACAACAAAGGTTATTACATAATATGGCACACGAGGGATTGAACGCTACAGAGGTTGCAATATTACACACTGGTTTAGACGCATTCGAGACGGCTTTAGGTCGTAAAACTTGGTAACATTTTAAAACAAATATATTATGACAGAAGAACAAACTATTGTTATTTCCTTTGATAAAGAGGCAACCCCAGAGCAAATGCGTGGAGCTTTAAAATTGATAGAGGAATTAACTACCGAAAATTGTAGAGTTTTAATCGTTGGAGGGCGTCCAAATGATAGATAAAACTAAAATATTAAACGCAATTTTATTTTTCGCATTGGTGCTTTCGGTACTGGTGCGAAATTTTGCGTTTCTATTCCAAGAACATTTTTATTATATTTCTGAGGCTATTTTAATTTTTGTTGTAAGTTTGTATTTATATTCTCACATCAAAAATTTTTGTACGTTTTTGATTTTCGGGTTGAGTGTAAACAATTTGTTTGATGAATTATTTTTTAATCCTTTAGTTTTAGGAATAAATGAAATTGTTCTTACAATAGTATTAATATTAATATCAGTATTTCGTTATGTTAGGAGAAAACCATAATTTTTTAGAGCAATTATATGAATTTTTTTGTAAAATATTTTTTCCTGCATTTAGCGGAGTATCAATAAAATTAGCTACAATGATGAGTAAAGAAAAAATAACGCCTTTAAGAGCTATTTTAAGCTATGTAGTAGGTATTGGGATAACATATTTAGTTTATCCTTTAGTATTGGAATATTCAAGTGAAAATATGATACCTATGTTCATAGCTATAATAGCTATGTCAGGCGAAAAAATAAGTGAATTTTTAATATATAAATGGAATATAGATACATTCTTGACTTCTATTTTAGACGCTTTTAAAGATGCTTTAATTAAGCTTATAAATAAATAAAACAATGAAATTATCAAAAAAAGGTTATGAATTAATTTGCGAGTTTGAAGGTTTGAAATTAAAACCTTACTTGTGTAGCGCAAAGATACCTACAATCGGATATGGAAACACTTACTATCCAAATGGTAAAAGAGTGACTTTGTTAGACGATGCAATTACAAAAGAATACGCATTTGAAATATTTAAAACTATTGCAGATAAGTTCGCAAAGCGTGTTGATGAAATGGTAACAAGCGAATTAACACAAAATCAATTTAACTCTTTAGTTTCTTTTGCTTATAACGTAGGTACTGGCGCATTTGCAACATCTACATTGCTTAAAAAAGTAAATAACAACCCAAACGATGTAACTATTAAAAATGAGTTCTTAAAATGGGTTAGAGCAAATAAAAAAGTTATTCAAGGTTTGGTTAATCGTAGAAATAAAGAGGTTTTGATTTATTTTAAAATATAAAATTATTGCTTTGACACCGATAGTAAAAGATTAATTTACTATATTTGTAATCGCGAAGAAACAATATTTTTTTTTTGGATTATTCAAGCGCAACCCTTCTAAAGTTGAATGCTGAATTTTTAACCACTTCTAACGAGGTGGTTTTTTATTTAAAATCATTATAAATTACTTACATTTTTGTAATATAAAGTTTAATTTATTAGTTTTGACTAACTTAAAAAAATAAATTATGAATAAATGTTATTTTAGATTAACAAATCTTGAGGCTATTGCGTTAGGTTTTCAAGTTAAAGAAAAATATAAAGTTGGTAACCCAAGATATAATTTATCACAAGAGCAAATTAACCAACTCGAAAAAATAAGGGAACTGCACAAAACACAATTCAAAGAGGTTAGACGTACTTTAAACGAAGATGGCAAAGTAATATCTACAATCGAAAAACTAAGCCCTAAAGAGTTAATCGATATTCCTTTAAACCACGAAATTAAAAGAGTTTCTACAAATGTTTCAACCCAACAACAATGGGTAATTACTGAGCCTATAAAGGAAAAAGATTTATTTGAAGAAAAAACTTTTGAAGAGATAAAACAAATTTTAGTTGATGAATTTTCAAAAGTTATAAAGGTTGAAATAAAAATTGTAAAAGGTAAAAAAGTAGGGGTTGTTGTAATTGCTGATTTACATTTAGGTGCTTATATTGACGGACTTGTAAATACTAAAGATTATTCAATACCAATTTTAATAGAATATTTAGAAAACATAGTCAATATTACAAATGACTTAAATTTCGAAGAGGTTTATGTTTTGTTTTTAGGAGATATGATTGAAAGTTTTACTGGTTTAAATCATAAGAACTCTTGGAAAGGTTTGCAAAAAGGAATGATAGGAGCGGAAGTTATTAAGTTTTCAGTTAATATTTTGCACGAAAAATTACTATCTAAAATAAATAATTTAAAGAAAGTTAAATTAGTAGCTGGAAATCACGACCGATTAACTTCTGATAAAGATGAAGATACTGATGGAGGAGCTTGTGATTTAATAGCTTTTGGCTTAGAGTTAAGAGGTTACGATGTAGAATTTCACCCAACAGTTATTTCTACTGAAATTAACGGAATAAATTACGTTTTACTTCATGGACATAAAGGAATTTCAAGAAGAGCAACAAAGGATATTTGCTGGGACTTTGGTAAAAAAGGTATGTATAACGTTATTTTAGAGGGACATTTACACTCAATAATTCAAAAGTTAAGTATCAATATGAAAGGTAAATTTAACATTATTAAAGACGATAGCGTTGACCATATTAGAATGAACGCAAGAAGTTTGTTTACTGGCAATGGATTTAGTGAGGATTTAGGTTATAGTTCAAATGCTGGTTTTTCTATAATCACAAATAACGGAAAAGGTTTGCCAAACATTAACAATATTTTATTATAACAAAAAAAGGCTATAAACTACATTTATACACAAAAAAAGCTATATTATGGAATTAGAAGAAATCAAAAAGAAAATGCAAAGGCTATTAAGTCAAGGTCGCAACGATGAAAATTTAAATGAAAAATATCGTAAAGCCTTAAAAGATGCGAACCATTACGAAAATCAATTTAAAGTAAAAAATTATGGACATAACAAAATGTAGCGGGAAAAATTGTAACTTAAAAGATACTTGTTACAGATATAAATCTGAGTCAAAAGACGAAATTATTCCACCAATTAAAGACGGAAAATGCGATATGTATTGGGGCGATGGCGCAAACAATCTATTAAACAATATTAAAGAAATTCTAAACGGAAAATTATGAAAATAAGCATTGAGGCACACGACAAAATACATACAACCGAAACCGATAACGATAGTTTAACTACTGACGAGGTTGCAGAAATAATCACTAATTTATTAATCTGTGTAGGTTACGGCAAAGAATCAATTATTAACGCATTTATAAATATTGAAAAATGACACTATCACAAATTAACAATCAAATAAGAATAGGCTGGCGTTTATTCTTTGTAGTTCTATTAATCGCTTTGGGTTGTAGTTGCTCAAGTAGAAAAACTTCTACTGAAAAAGTAAAAGAAGTTCAGAAAATTGAGAGTAACGAAACTATAACGGAAAAGGAAACGACAGAAACTAAAACCAATACCAATATTAAAGAGGTAACAGAAACAAAAGTTGATACCGAAAAGAATATAGTAACTGAAACTAAAACTATCAAACCAGTTGACGCTACTAAAAAAAGCAACTACAAAGGTATTGAGTTTGAAAATGCAGAAATAAACGAAACGAAAACAATCGATTTAAGCAAAGAAAAAAAAGTATCTATAGCAGAATATAACAAAGCGGTTAGTATTGCTGAAAAAGCCATAAAAGAGGCTAAAAGATTAAGGGAATTAAACGCTGAGTTAGTCAAAGAATTAAAAAATAAGAAAACAGAAAAAACATTTAGTTTCTGGAATTTATTGTGGTTTCTTCTTTTAATTCCGATTTATTTTGTTTATAAGAAATATTTTAGTAGATTTGGGTTTCATAATTAAGTTTTTTTTGGTTTAGGTTAGTTAAAGCGATGCAGAAATGTATCGCTTTTTTATTTATAATGATTTTAAATTACGTATTAATGTATTTAGATACGGAATTAATTTGTATATTTGCTTACTATTAATTTAAAACATATACAAAATATGCCAAGACCTAAAGACACAAAAACTAAAATAGTTGTTCAGATACAACCATTCAATAATAAATCCATAAACTACTCAATTCGCTTAAAAGATGGAGTTTCAATTACAGATGGGTTGCAAGAAATTGTTAAACAATTAAAAAATAAATAAAGATGAGTAGAGAAGATTTAGATTTTCTAAACCCACACGAGATTGAGGGTATAGAACCAAATGTTCCACAAACGCTACAAGAGTGTTTAGACTTTGCAAGAGGGTTCGACGATTACGAACCTTTAGAAAATGCGATTTACGAAAACGAGAAAAAGATTGAATTAGCACAAGAATTGCTTAAACAATATATTGACGAATGCGCACAAATGACAAACGGAATAGTTAAAAGTAGATTTACTAAAATTTTAAATACATTGAAATGAAACCAACAAAAACACCAAAAGAAACTATTTTAAGCGAACACTACAAAGAAGTGTTATCTTACTACGAAATTGTGCCACAAGTGATAATAGACGCTTTTAAACGTGACGTAGAAGAGATACGAAAAGAAAACCCGATTTACCATTAACGTTCCCACGCCTGTTGCTGTTGTGGGTAAAAATGCACCATCTGTAGGATTTGCTAAATTAATACTAAAACAAAACTAATTATAAATTAAAGACCAATCCAACAATAGCTACAGACGTGTGTTATGGTGCGTTGTGGGTAATTAAAAATAAACGAGTTATGAAAAATAGGGAAGAATTAAGAAAAATGTTTAAAGAATTGCAATTGTCTTATTCAAAAATTAGAATGTTTGACATTGACAAATTAAGAGGTTTTTTGAATATGGAATTATTATACTTTGAAAATAATGGTTTTACAATGAAATTATGTAAATTAAGAAAAAATGATATTTATTTTGATGAAAATGGAAATTTAATAAAATGTTATTTTAGAGTAAAAGGAATTATAAAAGGCTCAAATAATGGAGTTGATAAAGACATAATTCACTTTACAGAAAGAGAATGTATTTCTTTTAATCAAGATGGTTTTATAGGCTTTGCTGGATGGGCTGATGATAAAAATGTTAAACCATTTATTAATGCTTTTATTCGTTGGTTGGACGAATTTTAGCACTTGCCTACAACGTTCGGTCGCTTTGTCTAGTGGCGTAAATTCAAGACATAACATAAAAATACAAACTAATTTTTAAATTTAAAAACAATGATTGAAAACACAAACCAAGCAAAGCCATTAGTCAAAACGACTGTTAGCCGTTCGGTTACTGATGAAAATAATGATTCCGAATATTATTATTTAGGTAGAAAAATAATGGTTCAACAAAATTTTACCAAAAAACAAGATAGACCATTTGATGCATTATATCAAGCACAGTCTTATTTGAATGATTTAGGTTATGAATATGGTTCATTAGCCGTTACTTCAAGTCCAAATGTTGCAGTTAGAAAAGGAGAATATGATTTGCCTGAAAAGTGGCACAATTTAAACAAAGAAGAAATTGCTTTAATAGATGGTGTTATTAGAAGTTCAGACTATCGTGAAGGTCAAGTTACCGTGATGTTGTTTAACTGACGGCTAACGTTCCCACGTTTGTAGTGATTGGGAAAAGTACAAAACTATTTTCGGATTTAAAAACCATAAAAACAAACACAAAATGAACAATAAATTAAGCCAAAATACCCAATCACTACAAACGTGTGTTAGCGGTAGTTTTACTATTGAGGATATGATAGGTTTTGCAGATTGGTGCAGAAATGGACTTACAAATGTAGAATATAGTATTGATAAAATACACGAACATTTAGAAGCGTGGATATTGCAACACAGAAAAGATGTAATTACTCTAAAAATAGAGTTTGAAGATTGGCACTATCAATGTGGGGATAAGTGTTGCGATAATTACGGAACTGATATTTATCTTAATAACAAAAAACTTGATGAACAATACGCTGAAGATAGTAGAAACGCATTAAAAGCAGTGCTTTCTGAACTTGGGTACAATGTTGAGCTAAATTACCGCTAACGTATGGTGCTTTGCTTCAGTTGTGCCTAACCGCAAACTACTTTCGGCACAATTGAGCAAAACACTTGTTAACCGCTGTTTATTTTACTAAATTAGAAATATTTTAAAAATAATTACAAAAAAGTTTGTGTATATAAAAATAAGTCGTATCTTTACATCATAATAATAAACAAATAGAAATTATGAAAGCAAACACAACAAAAAGAGAAGTTAAAATTGAATTATGGGAGGGTGGTTTCTATTGGATTATTGACGCTAAAACAGGAGAAGAAATTGATGGAGATAAAAGAAAATACGTTGTAAAATGTATGTGTAAAAGATGGGGATTTAAAATAATAAGTTAATATGCAAAGAAAAAATATAATAGTTGCTATACAACCTTGCACACTCACGCCAATTGTGCGAGGTAATTTTAAAAAATTATGTAAGGATTTAGAATTTCCTTATCACTCACTAAAGATGTGTAAGTTTCCGATTTTGTATAAGGATTTCGTTATACACCGAGTTCCGTTTAAATAGCGGTTAACGGTTTCTTGCTACAGCACGCCGCCTGTGCAGTTGCGTTGATTCGGCGGTGGGTTGTAGCAAGTGTTATGCGGTGGTGCTTTTTTTAAACAATATTAATAAATAAAAACAATAATTATGGCAAGTATTTCAGTTGATGTAGATTTAGATGATTTCGATTTAGACGAAATTTTAGAAGAATTAGAAGATAGATACAATAGAAACGGTATGAGGGGAAAAAACAACAAGCAAGAAATTGACGATTTTATTAAAAGAATGAAAATTGATTTTGAGGATGTTTTACCGCTTCAAAATTTATCATTATTAGATAAAATGAAAATTGATTTTTTAACTAATAATCTTGAAAAAATTAAAATTCAAGATTTAGAAAATCTTATTTAGTCATTTTGGTTATGCGGCATCACAGCATCCCGCATAACGTTCGACGCTTGTAGCTGGTGGCGTATGCGGTTAGTTGATTCCGCCACTAGCTACAAACGTGTGTTATGTGAGGTTGTGGGTTTTTAAACTAAATATTATGACAGAAAAACAAAAATACATAGGTGCTTTTTTAGATGGTTATTTTTCAGATAAAAAAGTAGAGTTTGGAATGCAATATTACTCAATGCTTAATAATGCGATTGATATTGCTGAAAAGAAATGGAAACAATATAAAAAACAGAAATTATGAATTTTAGAATATTAAAAAAACCAAAAGGATTTATTGTTGAAGTTGAAGTTATAAAATGGACTTTATTTGGTTTAAAAAAAGAGTGGAAGCCATTTGTAAAAAGTGCTGGTTTAGATTGTGCTTGGCATCATAAAACATATGATTTTGCAATGATGAATTTATTATATGAAGTAAAAATACAAACCATAAAAAACGCCAATTTTAAAGATAAACGTAACAATCTCACATAACGTTCCGCAGCTAAACGATGTAGCGTGCTTATGAGCCTAAAGTATCGGTTTATGACTTAACAAACCAAAGAAAACTAAAACATTAAATTAATCCAGAATCAAGCTATATTGTTTAACTGCTGTTAGCATTAGTGCGGTTCTTAAAACTGAATTAAAATGAGCGATAAAAAATTTATGCAGTACGGAGAAGAATGGAAATCCGAAATGAAAAAACTTCCAAAAGACGTTATTATCAATATTTGTTCGCAAATGGGAATTGAAAAGCAAAAAAAGATTGATAAATATGAAATTGCTTTACAACAAATTGCAACTGGAGAAATAGTTGGTCAGCCAAACAATATTAAAGATACTCTTTTTATATGTCGTGATATTGCAAAAATCGCTATTGAAACGGAATCGTAGCATTGATGCTAACAGGCGCGCGCTAAGCGTAGTTTCAATTTCGCTTAACGCGAAGTTGTACGTAGTGCGCGCCTGTTGTACGAGATGCGTGCGCGCATTTCGTACAACGGCGGATGCTACACGATGGCTGGGAAAAGCACACACCCATACTTCGGATAATGACAGATTAAAAAGGTGCAAAACAGACTTTAAATTTAACCCGAAACCCAGCTATTGTGTAGCATATGTTACCAGTAGTTATTTATACTAAATACGATGAAAAGAATAGAAGTAAAAAAAGCAAACGCACACCAATTTGATATTGAAGAATTAGCGTGTAAAATATTAGGCATTGATTATGATGAAATTGATGCTGATACGGAAATTATTAATGAAGAATTATACAATCAATTTGAAACTGATTTAGATAATTTTCAAGATATAGTAAATAGATTATTGCCTTTAATTGATGTTGGAGAGAGTCCAATCACAAAAGAAAAATACAAAGGTTTTTCAACTGGTAATTCTTGGCTAGCAAAAGTTCCTGTATAATTACTGGTAACTACAGTATAACACTTACTAAATTATGCAACTATCTGTATTATACACGTTTAAAATATATCCTTACATAGTTTGCTTAAGTGATGGATTACTTTATCAGATAGAACACTGCCCACGCAAAAGAACTAAAGTATTTAGAAAATTAACTTACAACAAAAAAAGAAACGCATATTATATTAATGGTGTGTTAGTAACAAAAAAAAGATTAAATAACTTAAAACAAAAATTATGAAAAAATTATTATTATTATCGCTTTTTGCATTACAAGTTAATGCGCAACACGTTTATTTCTCAGCGGGTTTTGACCCGAGAAACGCAATTGTAGGAAGTTCACCAACTAACAACAAACCCGAACTTAACTATATGTTAGAGTTTAAAATGGTCGGGAATAATAACGTCGAAATCGGAATTGGATTTGAAGAGTTTAACCGAATTGATTTTAACAGAATGTATGGAACAATCGGGTATAGATTTGAGGCGTTAGGAATGACTTTAACACCTACTATTGAACCTACTTTAATTAATAGATACGACAACTGGGCCGGTGGAATTACTTACGATATGAAACAATCATTTATGACTATTGGCTTAGGATCTACTTTAGAAGTTCCAATAAATGATAAATTCGGGTTGCAATTTTATTGCGGAGCTTTACCAAGACCAGATATAAAAATGATGTACGCAGAAAATAGAATAGTAGTAAGTGGACAAATTAAATTAATTTATAAAATACATTTAAACAAATAAACATTATGAGCGAATTATATACAATAGACAGAACACCTCAAACGGACTTAGAAAAATTCCAAGCGTTAAGAATTGAGGCTTTAGAAAGAGAACTTTTAAAACATAAAGAGTTCTTAGCAAAAATACAAGAAGAGTTCGAGTTACACTCGTTAGAATTAGCAAAAGGAATTGAAGTAATATTATAAATTATGACATTAGCAGACAAAATCACCACAAGCGTAATGAGTTGCCAAATTGCCTTAAATCAACTTGAGGCGATAAAACACACGCCATACTATAAAGGACTTCTTAAAAACAAATTAAACAACGTTCTACCTGAGCTTATAAAAGCGGAACAAGAACATTATGATAGTTTTTTCGAGAAACATTCAGATAGTACAGACCACGTTTACAAAGTATTTGAATTATTTATTCAAAGAATTTCAAAAGTACCTATTTACGATATGGAAAATATTGTAACAATGATTGAGGCGTATAATAAAGACGCTAAAAGTATGAACGGAATTACTAACAAAATATTGAGATGAGCGGAACATTCACACGAAAAGAAATTTCTGAACGCTACGAAATAAGCGTTGAAAATCTAAAGTACCGAGAAAAAGTTTTAGATATAAAACCGATATTTAAAAAGCAGAAATCTAAAGCAATGCTTTACACTTTGCCTCAAGTCGAAAAGCTCGTTAATTTCAATAAAAAAGATATTGAAGAGGCGAAAATGCCGAAAGTAATCTACGTTACACAAACTTATTTAATTTTACCATCAAAAATGAATTATGAAAGCATCTGAAAAGAAACCAAACTATGACGGCTATTTAACACTTCAAGAGTATAGCCACAAAGAAAAATTAAAAGCTGAGCAAGAACTACCAAAAGCAAAGGCGGTCGAATCACAACGAAATAAAGAGGGGTTCGTTTGGATGAAATCACCCGACGGACGTACAAACGTGCAAACTAAAAGAATTGATTTTTATAAAAAATTGGGGTGGATATTATTATGAGCGAAAAATTAGGAATACCTTATATGGGAAGTAAGCGAAAACTTGCAAGTGATATACTTCAGAAAATAACACAACGTCACAATAACATAACAGACTTTTACGATTTGTTTGGTGGCGGTGGTTCGATTAGTTTTACTGCAATACGTGATTATCGATTTAAAGTACATTATAACGAATTAAATAAACATATTTATAGTTTAGTAGAGTACTTAAAAAATCATAAGGAATTAGAACCTAAATTCTACGAATGGGTAACACGTGAAGAGTTTAAAAAACAAATAGCAAAAAGTAATGAAGATGCGGATTGGTATAGCGGTTTTGTAATGAGTTGCTGGAGTTTTGGGAATAGTCAGAATAGTTATTTGTATGGTGCGGATATTGAGGAATTTAAAAGACTTGCACACGAATTAATTGTTAATTTAGACGAAACTGCAATGTTTAAGTTAGGTTTAAATATGGAGGGCATTTTTAAAATAAAAGATATTCAAAAGCGTAGGATTGCGTTTTGTAGCCACGTTAAGAAAATAACTGAAAAAAGATGCGATGTTCAAAACTTGGAATTAGTAGAACACTTAACACGCCTACAGAACCTACAGAACCTACAAATAACGAATACAAGTTACGAAAAAGTATTGATTAATCCTAATGGAAAACCAATTATTTATTGCGATATTCCGTATAAAGGAACAGGTGAATATAAAGAGGGCGGTTTTAATCACGATGCTTTTTATGAGTGGTTTGCAAATTTACCTTATCCCGCTTATTTAAGCGAGTACGATGCACCATTTGAAAAGATTGAAATGTTTAAACACCGAAGTAGTTTAAGTGCTACTAACAATAAAAAGAAAGTATTTGAAAGTATATTTTGGAATGGTAAAGGCGATATTAATAAAGCTACGTTATTTTAACCCATTCTAAACAACGCCGACCTATTGCGTAAGACTTTTAAATAGATTAATTTTACAAAAAATAAGTACTGGTACTACTTAAGACAAAAAATTTAATAGGCTTTTAAAGAAATCGATAGTACCAGCGTCGAGAGTATTTGAAAGCCATTTTTTATACAGATTATGAGCTACTTAGAATTTACAAAAGAATTACAAGGTTTTACATTTTGGAGTGGGACTAAACAAGTTTACAGATTTGAATTGTACTGGAGCGGTTTAACGCCTTTACAATGTTTTGAAAAGTTTCAAGCAAGGGAGATTATTAATGTTATAAGTTATTAAAATGAAACAAACAATTTTTTTACTCGGTTGCGCACTTTCCGCAATCGGGTGCATTTTAGGAGCGTTCTTTAATTACTTATTTTTCGGTTTCGTATTCTTAGGACTTTTAGTGTGTGGAATTATTATTAAAAAATTAGATAAAGATGAGTAGTAAAGAATATTTTCTAAAGTTATCGGAGCAAATTTATAACGATTTGCCAGACAACGAAAAAAGTTACTTAAACCATTTAGGGTTAGAAGTTAGACAACTACCAACGGAAACCGATTATGACGATGAAAACTACAAGAAAATTAGAAAACATCGTATAGACGCTTGGAATGATGAACAACAATATTTATTCCAAAAGAGGCATAATACAAAATAATTCACTATATTTACATATCTTTTAATCTTTAAATATCTTCATCTTATGAAAGAAATCGCAATCGCTTTAATTAAAGCACAATCGGAAATGTCAGATGCCAAAAAAAATGCAACAAATCCTTTTTTAAAAAATTCATATGCGGATTTAAATGCAATTAGAGAGGCGGTTATACCAGTCTTAAATGAAAACAAAATAGCTGTTTTACAACCAATGGTTGAAATAAATGGTGAAATGTACATTAAAACATTATTACTTCACGAAAGCGGAGAAACTATTGATAGTATCACTAAAATAATAGTTTCAAAACAAAATGACGCACAATCACAAGGAAGTGGTATTACTTACGCAAGGCGTTACGGACTTCAAAGTTTATTAAATGTTGGAGCTGTAGATGACGACGGACAAAAAGCATCACAACCAAAACCAAATGCAACTACTGAAATACTTAAAAAGGCTAAAGATGGAAACTTCACTTTAGAACAAGTAAAAGCAAAATATTCAGTAACAAAAGCACAAGAAACAGAATTTTTAAATCTTTAATCTTTAATTTATATTACAATGGCAAAATCTTATTACGGCTCAATTGACTTCTCAAAGTTATTAGAACAAGCAAAAAGCGGAAACAAAGCGTTTTCAAAGAATGAAAACGGAAAAATTTACTTAAACGTGAGAGTTTGGGTTAACGATGAATTAGACAAATTCGGCAACTGCGCAAGTTTTCAATCTAATTTTAAAGGAGCACAAAAAGAGGATAAATTCTATTTCGGAAACTTGAAAGAAAGTACACCAGTTGAAGAAGATGTAAAAGCCGACGAAGTTCCTGATGCGTCAGATTTACCCTTTTAAGGACAAAATGCTTCAATTACTAATAGATACATTTGATTTATCTAATGAATGAAATTGAAAAATTAAACAAGTATGTAAACCAGTATTATAAAAGCAATTTACAAGATGGAAATGAACTATCTGAACTATTGCAAAAGATTACTGGTTTACTTTACTACTTAGAAAGTGTACGTGCTGAAATACATAATTTATACGAAACTAAAGTATTTAATTTAGTCAAAGATAAATATACTATTTCAAGAGCTATAAACGAGGCAAACGTAGAATATCCACAAATGTATCAATTACGTAGAATTATGGATGCTGGATATAAAATTACAGATGCAATAAGGACTAATATTAGTTTCTTAAAAAGTGAAAAAATAAACACGAAAAGTAATTAAATTGTTTTTTGTATTGAAATAATTACTATATTTGTACTTGTTGGAGTGGTAACCAATAGTTAAAATAAAAAATATTTAATCCATAATCTGGAGGCGTTTACCACAATAGCCAAAGGATTATGGATTTTTAATTTTAATAACTTTTTGTTTGTTTTTAAATATAAAACATTCACTATTTATGGCTGATATAGATATAATTTTTAAAGGTGCTTTTCAAAGTGGTACAGAAGAAACACAACTTCAAGTTTTTCATAATACTGCAAATAGAATAACTATTTCTATTTTAGATGAAAATGTTGATAATTATGGTTACCCAGTAGTAATACAATTATCAAAAGAAACTGCAATAAAATTTCATAGAGAATTAAAAAAACAAATTTCATTTATAGAAAGTGAGGTTCAAAATGATTAAGCTAACTAAACAGTCGTTATGTCAAAAATGTAATAATAAAAAATCAAATAATTATGGAGAAACCAACTAAAAGAAAAGCATTTAATTTCTTAAGAAGTTATTTTGATGTAGTTAATGAATTAGATAACGATGCTGATAAATTAAGTTTTTTAATGGCTGTAATAAATAAACAGTTTTTAGATGAAGACCCAAAAGAAATGAGTTTTTTAGTAAAATTATGTTATTCAAGTCAAAAACACGCTATTGAATCAAGTGTAAAAGGTTGGAAGAGAGTAACTAATACTGATATGGAAGGAAACCCTATATTAAACCTATCTACCAACCTACCAACTAACCCTATGACTAACCCACCGACTAACCCTATACAAGTAAAAGAGAAAGTAGAAGAGGAAGTAGAAGTAAAAGATAAATTAAAAATAAATAATATAGATGAACGCAAATTAAAATTTGCTTCCACACTAAAACCTTTTATTGATATTTATGGTAAAGATTTTCTTAATGACTTTTACAAGTATTGGACTGAGCCAAACAAATCAAATACTAAATTTAAACAAGAACTTGAAAAGACTTGGAGTTTACAAAGAAGATTAGAAACTTGGGCAAAGAATGATAAAAACTTTAAAAAAAATGTTAACCCACAAAAATACGATATAGATGAGCTTAGAAAACAATTCCCAGACCTTTAAATTAAAAGCTATGTTATTGGTAGCTTCTGAAAGATTAGAAAGCAACACGCCAAACGTTGAAAAAATGTATAATGACATTAAAAACGAATTTGTAAAAAAGAAAATTGACGATGTTATTGAAGCAATTAGACTTGGCTCACTTGGTAAATATGGAGTTAATTATAAACTAACAACTCAAGTAGTTTGTTATTGGATTAGATGCTATACAGAACCTAAAATTGATAAACTATGAAACTATCAGATTCAATTAAAAGACTTGGTTTTACAATATCAAAACAAAATAAACCAAATAGCAATGATGCGGATGCTTTAAATTCAATTATAGAATTTATAAACCTATCAAATAAGCAAGTTGTAAAAGATAATGAGCTATTAGCAAAAATGTATTGCTTTGTATTAAAAGATTTTTTATTCTATTATAAAAACGTAAACTTTGCGTCAAAACAAATAAATAAAGATATACTTTCAAAACCTTTACAATACCATTTAGAATGCTTAAAGATAAATTTAGACACCAACGAAAGAACAAATTTCTTTGAACAAAATAAAAACCTAAAAGAAATTAATATTAATGCTTTAAATGAGTCATTTGAAACTTGGGATATTGAAAACGTAATAGCCAACTTTGAATTTAATTTTAATCTTGCTTTAAATACTTATAAAAATGTTTGAGAAAATAGAAATAAAAGACATTCCAGAATTAATAACCAACAATGTTGATTTTAAAACTATATTTTCAGAGGCTTTAATTGACCCGAGCGAGGAACTACAACAACAACCTATTGCTATTTCAATTCGTGAAAGCGAATACAAAGGAACACTTTACCCGATACCATTTGGAAGTTATGGAGATTTTAGTTGTATTGTTGGAGCGTCAAAAAGTAGAAAAACATTTTTTAAATCAATGATTGAGGCTGGTTATATTGGTGGCAAATCAAACATATTAAACCCAAGCATTAAAGGGCATAATACAAACGATAAATTTGTAATATCATTTGATACTGAACAATCAAAATACCATACGCAAAGAGTACAAAGAAGAGTTTTAGAGTTAATCGGTAGTAATTGTGATTTTTACAAAACATTTTCTTTAAGACAATATTCACCTAAAGAACGTTTTGATTTTATTGATTGGATTGTATTCGAAAGTGAATTTAAAAACAATATAGGTTTAATGTCAATTGACGGTTATGTTGACCTCGTTACAGATTTCAATAGCTTAGAACAAGCAACTGGACTAACAGAAAAACTACTACAATGGACTGCAATTGGAAAAATGCACTGCACTGGAATTTTACATAAAAACTTTGGAACTGCAAAACCAGTAGGGCACGTTGGTAGTAGTGTATTAAAGAAAGCAGAAACGGTTGTATTTGTAGAAAAAAGCGATGACGATACGATAGCAAAATGCGAGTATAGTCGTAACATACCATTCGAACCAATAACTTTCAATGTAAACAAAGATTGGTTACCGTACGAAACCGATAACGTAAATTCAGATAATTGGCTATAAAAATAAAACTATGATAGAACCAAAAGAAAAACCCTGCAAAGGAACTACAAACAACACTAAAAATTTAGGTTGCGGAAAACTAACAAAGTATAGAGTTTACGGACTTGGTAAAATGTGCGGTTGCTATTCTGATTTTTTACTAAATACAGAAGCTGGAAAACAAATATTAAACAAAAGTATTTTTAAAGTTCAAAAGCCTCGTTTAGAATTACAAAAAGCGGTTAAATTAGATAAAGATACCAAAACATTAAAAGCGTCGCTTATAAATACTAAAATGCAAGTTCACGCATTTGTTAGAGAACGTGACAAAGGTAAGCCTTGTATAAGTTGCGGAGTAGAATGGAATAATAACTTTCAGGCTGGTCACTACTATAAATCTGAAACGTTCGAAACGCTTAAGTTTAATTTGTTAAACATAAACGGACAATGTCAAAGATGCAATTTATTTTTAGAAGGTGCATTTGATAATTATGGTTTAAACCTACCGAACCGAATAGGAATAGAAAATTTTAATCAATTGACTAAATTAGCTGAAATAGATAAACATCATTCTAAAGTTTGGAACGTAGAAAATTTAAAAGAAGTTAGGAGATTATTGAAAGAAAATAAATCATTAAATCACAATGAGTAAAAAAAAAGTAGACTCTAAATACCCAATAGACCAAAAAATTAAAGACCTACACAAAGCAATAGTGCAAGGCGACAAAGAAACTAAAGATAAATTACAGGAATATATAGATTATTTTGATTATGGTATTAAATAAATAACTATATTTGCATAGTAGAGTCGTAGCTACAATTAAAAACATTACAAAAATTCGCTCTACGATAAGGACTACGACCCTTTGAATAGAGCGTTTTTATTTTAAATTATGAACCAAAAAAACGAAATACTCTGGCATATTTTCAGAGAGCAAGACACAACGCAAGTAAGATTTGCAAAGTTAGTCGGAATGGATAGACCTTGCAACGTAGGTAAATGGCTAAGCGGTCAACAAGAAATTAGCTATAAGAAGTTAGAACACATTGCAGATTGTTTTGGATATAAACTTAATGTAACACTTGATAAGAAATAACGCCGATTCAAAAATAAACCTCCAAAAGATCACTAATCATTAAATTAAAAAATTATGTTTAAAAAAATGCCTAATTCAAGCAATCTCTTATACACGATGTTAGTAGCTGTTTTTCTTTTTGGATGCGCAAGGTCGGAAACAGAGCCAATAGAAAAATATGGAGGTTCAAAATATGTCGTTTCAAAAATAGAAGGAACAGATTGGGGCAGATTGTATAATATTCAGCTAAAAAATAAAGACACTATTTTCTGGGGAACTGTTTTAGAATTTGATGCAAAAAGGATAAAAGTTGGCGACACTATTCGTTAGTTGCTCCAAAATAGCTACTTCGCCTTTTTATTTAAAAACAAATATTAATTTTTAAAACAAAATACAATGACAGGAAAATATTTAATTACAACAGATGCTTGGTTTTATGCTCCAGATGGAAGGCAATACAAATCAGTTTGGGGAGAAGTTGAAATAGTAAGCGACGCTATTTTAGGAATAAAAACAAATGTTAGAAGTTCTAACTGGTTTGCGAAAATTGGTTCAAAAGACAATCACGTAATAGTTGCAGGATGTCAAATTCATTATGCTTGTAAAAGCGAAAAACAACCAGAAACAATATCTTCTGATATTACAGTTACTGATGGAGTTAGAAAAACAGAAGAAAGGGTATATGCTGTTTACGTCGCTGAGTAAGGTGAGTGCTAACGTTTTGTAGCTTGTTGTAGTGGCGTACAAGTAAGCGAGTAGTTTTGGTTAAAAAACTATAATAACAGAGAAGCCAAAAACATTAAATTAAACAATAAACCAGCCATTGCTACAAACTACTGTTATAGTTAGTGGCGGATAATTTAAAATAAAATTGTTATGAAAAGTATAGTAGCAAAAAGAATATTGTCTGAAACATCAAATGAAACAAAACAAAAAGCTGTTGAATATGGTAATAGTTTATTTCAAAAAGAGTGGATTTCATTTAAAGAAAAACTACCAAAAAAGGGGCAATTTATTTGGTTAAAACAAGAAGATTATACTGAACGTGCTATTTTCAGAGAGGACGGTGTTTTAGAACTTATTCTGCCACAATATAAAGTTAATAGTATTATTACTGCCCCAACACATTGGAAAGACGATACTTATTAACGTAAACGTAGCCATTGACTATAACGTTCCCACGCTTGTAGATGGTGGCGTATGCGGTTTAGTAGATTCCGCCACTAGCTACAAACGTGTGTTAGTAGCTGGACGGATTAATTAAAAAGTAAATATTATTATGAAAACAAAATTTAAAGGAAGTGAAGGAAAGTGGGGATGTGTTTTTACATCTGATAAAAAACGAGCTGTAAGGAATAAAGGCGGTTTGATTTGTAGTTTATATCATCCAAGTAAATATCCCGGACAAGACGAAAGATATGATGCTGAACTAGAAATAATGAGAGCTGACCAAAGATTAATAGCCAACGCACCTGAAATGTTAGATATTCTTTGTGAGTTAGAAAACGACGATAATTCTATTCCAGAATGGTTATGGATAAGAATAAAAAAAGTTCTTGAAGAAACGTTAACGTAGTCTTGCTACTAACTATTCGCTAAGTCTTACTAAACTATGCAAACAATTAAAAATAAAAATATTATGAATAACCAAGAATTAAAAATAATTTTGTAAGTTTGTATAAAATAATCTATTAAATGCTTGAGGAATTAGCTAAAAAGGATTCGCTTTGGAGAAAAAAAGCCTTACAAATTTGCAAGGACAAAGACTTAGCCGACGAAATTGTACAAGAAATGTATTTAAAGTTTTATAATAAAAACTATACTATCACGGACGATTTTTATATAATAGCTACACTAAGAAATTTATTTATAGATTATAAAAAGAAACCATACAACTCTGAATTAAAAGAAACACCACAACAAGAAACATTCGAACCCGACGACAAAGAGCAACAAATACTTCAAAGTTTAAACTGGCACGAAATAGAACTTATTGAAATGAACTACGAAAAATCTATTCGTAAAATTGCAAGAGAGTTAAATTGTTGCCACAACTTTGTAAGACGTGAGATAATAAGAGTAAAAAAAAGATTAACCAATGGATGAAAAAAGGACTGCATCAATTTATTGTAATAATGAATTAGTAGGTAATATTGAATTTGACTATTACGAATCACAAAGTATTGAACAATGTTTTTTCTTTGCAAAAGATAAAAAAGTAACAGCTATAGTTCCTTATAAATATTTAGTAATAATTAATGATTAACCAATGGCAAGACGTAAAAAATCACAAGGATTAGGAGATACAATTGCAAAGGTAACTAATGCGTTAGGAATTGATAAACTAATGCCAAATGATTGCGGATGTGATGAACGTAGAGAAAAACTTAATAAGTTATTCCCTTACAAGTTTAAACCTCGTTGCTTTACAGATGAAGAGTATAATTGGTATTCTGAATATCTAACAAGAAAATCAATAAAAGTAACTAAAGAAGATGTAAAGGCTTTATGTGAGTTGCACGCTTCTATTTTCAAATTAAAAAGTGTTTGGTATCCTTGCGTAACTTGTAGTCCAAAACCTTTAATTGAAATTATAAACAGATTGGATTTACATCATAAAAATCATAGTGATGGCAAGTAAAAAAATACAAACACCTGAGATAATGTGGGAATACTTTTTAGAGTATAAATCACATATCAAAAGTAATCCTATTATCGTAGGCGATTGGGTTGGTAAAGATGCAGACCACGTTTATAGAGAAAAAGAAAAGCCATTGACTTTTATAGGGTTTCAAAACTACTTAGATGACCAAAATGTTATAACCGATGTAACTGATTATTTTGAGAATAAAGACAACAGATATTCCGATTTTGTCCGTATCTGTTCACGTATTAAGCGAAATATTCAACAAGACCAAATTGAAGGAGGAATGGCAAACATATACAATCCTAGTATAACACAACGTTTAAATGGATTAGTTGATAAGACAGAACAAACTACAATAACAAAGCAACCATTATTTCCTGATATAGAACACAATGTTTAAAAGAACTACGGCTATTAATAAAATAGCTAAAATGAAAGCTAGAAAGAAAGTAGTACAAGGAGGTACGAGTGCAGGTAAAACTTATGCAATCGTACCTTTGCTTATTGATATAGCTTGTAAGTTCCAAAAATATAAGATTACAATAGTAGCGGAAACACTACCAGCGGTAAAAGAGGGTGCGTTAGATATTTTCAAAACCATAATGGAGGAAACAGGGCGTTGGGTTGATATAGAATGGAACGCAAGCGCCTTAATTTATACTTTTAAAGATACAGGAACACGAATACAATTTAAAAGTTTTGATACAGTTGGTAAAGCTAAGGCAAGTGGTAAGCGTGATATACTTTTTATAAATGAGGCAAATCATATTACTTACGAAATTGCAGACGCTTTAATGATTAGAAGCAGAATTACTTATATTGATTTTAATCCTGATGTTGAATTTTGGGTACATACCGAAGTTTTAGGAAGTAAAAATGCGGAGTTTCTTTTATTAACTTACGAGGATAATGAGGGTTTAAGTCCTGAAACATTAGATGATTTATTAGAGAAAAAAGAGAAAGCATTTTTTAATATTAACTTACCTAAAGATAAAATATTTGAGGCTAAAAATATTAAAAGTGACTATTGGGCAAATTGGTGCAGGGTTTATATTTATGGCGAAATAGGAAACCTACAAGGAGTTATATTTAATAATTGGAAAACTATTGATAGAATACCTGAGGACGCACGTTTGCTTGGTTATGGGTTAGACTTTGGATATTCAAACGACCCTACTGCAATAGTAGAGATTTATAAATGGAACGATAAAAGAATAGTTAATGAAATTTGTTACCAAAAAGGTTTAAGTAATAGAGAGATTTCAAAACTAATTAAAACAAGAAACTATTGTTATTGTGATAGTGCAGAGCCAAAATCGATAGCTGAATTATATTCTTATGGTGTTAATGCTTTACCTGTAACAAAAGGAACAGATAGTATTAATTATGGAATACAAATAATTCAAGAAAATGAGTACTTAGTAACTTCAAGTTCATTAAATGTAATTAAAGAGTTACGAAAATATAGTTGGGATAAAGATAAGAAAACAGGAGAAAAATTAAACAAGCCTATTGATTCATACAATCACGCAATGGATGCTTTTAGGTATCACGAAATGGAAGCATTAGGCAAAAGCAGAGGTGTAGAAATACGTTAACCTCTGTAACAAAATCAACAAAAATTAGTTATATAAATATGAAAGTAAAGATAGCAGAGGACTTAAGTGAAATAACTCTATTGCAGTTTCAAAAGTATGAATTGTATTTGCAAGGCGAACCTAATTTGCTACAGAAAATACAAATATTTACAGGTATATCACAAGAGGAATTGTCAAAAGTTCCTATGATTGACTTGCAGGAATTAGAATTGTTAATCGATAAAGCGTTAGACAGACCGCAATCATTCGTTAATCGTTTTAAATTGGGGGGGATTGAGTTCGGTTTTATTCCTAATTTTGACAAAGTAACATTTGCAGAGTTTAAAAACTTACACGATTACGCTGATAGTGTTGAGGAATTACATAAAACAATGGCGATATTATTTAGACCGATAAAGAAAAAGTTTTCATTTAGAAAAACTAAACTTTATGATATTGAGACATACAACGGTACAGAGCAATACGCTGT